TTAGGTTCCTGCCTTTGCATCTATCAATAGGTTGACATACGCCATTTACTTTTTCTTGTCCAGTAGGACATTCCGAAGGAGTACAACCACCATAATTACAATCGCCTGTATCTGGATCACACCAAGCACTTCCTGTAGTACCAGATGGGCATTCACAAGTCTTATTGTCGCATGGACCACCAGTTTTTGGAACACAATTACCATTTTCGCATTTTTCAGTAGCAGGGTCACAAGCTGGGTCACACCCCCCGCCACCATTAACCGGTTTACACTCACCATTTACACAGTCTAGATGTGGGCCGGAGCATGGTTTACCTGGACCGCATTCATCTTCATCGACTGGATCATCATCGACTGGATCATCATCAGGTGGATCATCATCCACTATATCCCTGCAATACCCAACGCACGATCCATTACTGCATCCACGCCTAACTCCCTCTTGTCCATCAGGACAAGAACAATCCACACCATCGCATGGATCTGTTGGCTCTGGATCTCTACAATACCCACTACAACCACCTGTTGCTGGGTTGCACCCTCTCCTTACTCCTTCTTGGCCTGGAGGACAGGAGCAATCAACATTCCTACATCTATCTATCGCCTGACAATATCCTGAACATGATCCTGTCGCTGGATTACATGCCCTTCTTACTCCTTCTTGGCCTGGAGGACAACTACAATTTACACCCTTACATTTGTCTACTGGTGTTGATGTTTTACAATATCCTGAACATGATCCTGTTTGAGGGTTACATGCCCTTCTTACTCCTTCCTGCCCTGGGGGGCAAGAGCAATCAACACCCTTACATTTATCACCACCACCACCGCCACCGCCACCACCGCCGTTACCAGTCTTTTCACATCTTCCAGGACAGCACACATATGTTTCTCCAGGAGGACAGCCACCACCACCATCCATATTCAAAAGACCACCAGGACCGTAATGATTTTCCCTGCCAATACCACTGTTATGCATATCAACTCTGCGAAGCAAATCAATTTCTGGTTGCGTTGCATAGATTGCCTGGGTCACATGGCTATTTGGACTACTACCTTTGTAGTATTTTGGAATGCTCAACAGTCCTCTTGATCTAGCCATACCTTATCTCCTAATTCCTCTAGACGAATAATCTACGTATGCACCTTGAAGAGTTATAGGCTTGTCATAGGTGGAACTATTTGCAATAATTAATCCCATATTTGTACCTATCCCATTTATCTTCACACGCTCAGAAGCAACAACTGTAACTCCAGTACTGCTATTACTTATATCAGCTTGATTCCACTGATCTGCAGTAACATCAACAGAGTAACTACTAGAAACTGGAGAAGATGGGGGCGTAAACGTGCCTCCAAAATCATAATCAGGAGTCACTGTTAAAGTAGTAGAAGTATCTGCATTCATCTCTAAGTTTAATTCTCTGAATCTCTTTCTCTTTCCTGGAGAATCATAATGATAATATGCTGTTCTTATAAAAGATGCAACCTCATCGCCATCAAAATTATTTCCAGAATCTAATCTTCTAACATACCCATCGTCAAATCCACCATACAATACTTCAGAACCATTTGAATCCTCTGCTGATGCCAAACAAACAACCTGATGGGCATATGTAAATGGCATTATTCCTTGATTCTTCTTGTTGATAAATGTCATGGCAAGTCCAGTCTTATCATTAAAAAATATTCTATACTGATTCTTGTCTCTAACCTTTATAGAACCAACAGAATTTTCTTTCTGCGATTGCATATATGGATCAATCTTATCTGATGCTACGGCGGATTGAAAATCACCAAAATATTGTACAGTAAATAAAGAAGTTAATCCCCTGTCATCCAAGAAAAACGTCTGATCCATTTTCTGAAGAGTATATGCTATAGCGCCGGCACCAGCATGGAATCGTCTCAAATCCCAATCTGCTGATGATGAGCCATATAGCATATACGAATCATTTCTAGTAAATACTGACATCACATTATTTACTTCAATAGAAAATCCACTTACATCCCCGCCGATGTTAAGTTCAGCAGCTCCAGTAACTACGCTCCATTGATTTGGGGCCGCTATACTAGAGTGCTGTATAGATCCATTTGGATAAGAATAAAATAAATGTTTTTGATGCGCCTGTATATGGTCAGGTGTATCTGTTGCCATACCAGTTTGTATTTTTATGAAGGTAGTTCCGTCATAAGAGAACCCATTATCCACAGTATTAACTCCGTACATTGTAATTCCAGAAGTTTCTCCCCTGAAATTATAAGTAACAAATTCATACCTTCCATCTGGATTCAATGTCTGATCATACTGAGTACCATTAGCAGAAGCAACAGTAACTTCGGTTGGTTCAGAAGCTCCGTTAACTAGAGCATGCTGATTACCATTTACAAGAATAGCTTCATTATTTGTCCAAGTGCCAGAATTATTTCTTATGGATATATATCCTTCTGCATCCCCTCCTGCTATAGTTCCAGTGGTAATTGTTACACTTGTAACTAAAGCTGTTTTTTCAGAAGAAGCTCCGGTTATAGTATCTCCTGACGATATAGTCACCGATCCAGCGTCGAATGCCAATAACGGCATTTGTAATCCTTCGTTATCTGCAAACACACCAGTTACACTGGTAAGTACCATAGTTCCAGCAGCCCCAGTTTCCCACAAACCATAGAAGGAAATACCCATCAAATCTCCTTGGGCACCACTAGTGGCTCCTTTTATTGTAGTAGCGGTTCCTGTATCTCCAGGAACAGGCTCACCAGATGTAGTTGTAGTATCGAAATTTAGTGCAGTTCCTAGTACTATTTCAGTCCATCCAGTAGAGGTACTTTTAAACATGCCAGCAGTAGCACCACCAGTCTTATTCCTGAAGGCATACACATCTCCATTATATACCCATACTCCCAGAACATCTCCAGTACATGGCTCTGCCGTAGTACCAACTGCTTGAATTATTGCCCTCTGATCTTCTTGAGCTTCTTGCAGTTCAGTGACTAGTGAAGAATCTAAAGTAGCGTCTCTTAATACAGGTGGTCCATATGATAGAGAAGTTGCAAGAGCCCCCATTATCCAACCCTATACACCATTAATTGACCATACCAAAGTTTCATTCCTTGGCCACTTCCAGCGGTTTGATCATGGGCTATTCGTGCATATACATCTGTATAAGTAGTATGTCCAGTAGTATCAATTATTCCGCACATATTAAAATTAGCGACATCATTGGCATTACCTATATACTGCACAGATTTTAGTGCTGGAGCATCTACAGTAGAGCCTCCTGTATTATCTGTAGATATCATAGTTGTCCAAGTAATATTTGTTGAGGCTGCAGATTGTTTTAAAGTTATATTACAATTAATTGCAAAAAATCCTTTGTCGTAAATTCTAATCTGATCGCTTGCGTAATCTGCGTCTGTTCCTACAGTTGTAGAAGACACGCTTCCAGTATCATCTGTAACATCAGAACCAGAAGATCCCACTGACCAGTCTATTGTCTGTGTTGTCGAATCAGTTATAGTCTGGGCCGTTCCCCCTCCTGCGGCGGCATTATTTATGCAAGCATAACCACCCATTCCAGACTCTGTAAACTGTCTGACCATTTGGGCAGTGATAGCGCCTGTCGTGTTATCAGCAAAACTAGTTCCAGTTAAAACTGCCCTAGTTTTCCTTAATGCTGTTGGTGTTCCCATTATCCATACTCCACATTGAATGCAGCGCCAAAGGCGCTATCTTTGTTTAGAAAAAACATAGTCTCCCCATCTTGAAGTGTTCCGCTAACTACAGTAAAATATACATACCCCTCCGCATCTGAATTAGAAAAAGATCCAGCCGAATCATCTCCAGTGATGTCCTCTACACTTACTTGTAAGATTGATCCTATAGCTCCACTAGTTTCTCCCTTAACTAAATCTCCCTTAGACGGTATTTGCATATCAAATGCAGTACTAAAAGCATTGGTAAATACAGAATCCCTAGCAGTTCCAATAGTAAAAGGTATCCTGTAATAGGTAATGTCAGAAGGGAGTGTCTGACCATCAAATCTTTCATAGCCATCTACTCTTCTATACCTTCCACGAATATCAATCTCAAAGTTCTTGGCTGCTACTAACTCGCCAGGCTTTAAGGCCAAAGAAGGATCTACTATATTCAAACCTCCTTCAAATGGAAAATATACAGACTGCAATCTACTTGATGCTATATTCCTATCTTTTAACTTGCTCATTCCGTTCTCACCACAAAATTATCTAAATCCTGAGCGGCAGAGAACCTTCTATTTTTCTGTCTTGGTAATTGATCTGATTCAAGTTTGTCCAATAAATCCTCAAACTCAGCTAAAGCTCCCGCCATAATTTCTGGAGCATCCTCATTTTCTGCGTAATACAACTTAGCTCTAGATATTATTATCTGATGAAATCTAGCAGGTATAGCTGATGTAGAACTATCTCCAGATAATAAAGTGGGGGTAGCCCAATACTCTGCTGATACTGTTGCGGAAGCACTTGGTGTTGGATATAGATCTAATACATTATCTGGCTTAACAGAAAAAACTTCTGGCATATCCTCATCAATTGTACCATATTTATATATAGTGCGATATTCATTCCATGCAATATATTCTAGGACCTGATAATCGTCACTTGTTTTATCCCATACTATAGAGTCTAATTTCCAATTACCTAAATCACTTGGAGAAGACAGAGTGGATGTTCCAGTCGATGCTGTAAGTGATGCTTCTGACCATAAAAAATCCCAATCAAACCACCTACTTTGAATATCTTGATCAGCTTGCTTTATATATCGTATAACAGCAGTCTCTTCTTCGGATAATCCGGTAGCGTCTACGGAAGATGGACCAGTCCCTGGTATACCGACGTCCCTGGACATGTCTTGGCAAAGTTCTAAGTAAGTACTCATCTAAGATTTCTCAATATATCTGATACTACTGTTTCTGGTTTTATATTAGCAGCGCACATAGCACCCCCAGTCTCTTCATCTCTATTACAAGTTTTAAATCCGTAATGTAACTTATGACACGGGAAACAGAAATCTGGATAATATTCTGGTTCCAAAGTTGTAGTATTATTCCAATGTTTTGAAAGATTCTCTTTAGAAGAATGTGAAAGCATAACTATTTTATGGCAATCTAGTGTAGAAGCTGCGTTTAATACGCCAGTTTCAGGACCAATCACAATATCACATGTATCTAAAAAGGCCAAAGTCTTTCTTATTGACCACTTACCGGACTTGGTAATTACCTTCTTTTCTTTCTCCCATCCCAATTCTAATAATTGACATAGGCCATCGCCTACAGTTACAAATGAAACATCATCTCTTTTTAAAAGTATCCTAGAAATTACCATGTCTGTCCAAGGGTATACTTTATGTACTGACGAACCAGACAAAGACCATAAGATAATATTCTTAGTTTTAATTCTTCCCCTTGTTTCCCTGACCCACTTCATTTCTTTTTTAGTGGCGTAGAATCTTGGAGAAAATTTATATGGAACTAAAGCTCTATCGTGAGTTTCTTCCATATAGTTTTTATTACATTCTGCATGGATCTCATCTCTACTTAAT